ATTGAGTGCGTTGCGGTATGCGTCTGCGTTGCTCGGCCCAAGACTGATAACTGTCACCGGGATTGAGATGTCAACAATGTTGGCGTTAAACGCTGTGAACGACATTGCGTCAAGCAAGATGCAGGGGGCTTGCACATTGCGCGGGTCTGTAATGCACACCAGCCCTGAGACTGCGTTGAGTGTTGTGGCAAGGTTATTGATTGCGGTGTTAAATAGATCGGTATAGGCCTGCGCAGCCATTAGGCGACCTGTGGCCGGTCAACACCTAGCAACTGTTTAACCAGTGGCGACAGACCGTTTGTCGAGCCTTGCTGCATGGAATCAAACGACGAAAAATCGCTTATGCCACCGCGTTGACGATACAGCGCTGCACCGTACATGATTGTTGCCAGTTTTACATCGCCAGACGGCGCTGGTGTAAGCGCGTCAAAATATCCGCATTCTTGGCGGCGACGGTAGCAAAATATGTTTGCAGCGCTTGCGCACTGTGTTACAAATGTTGTGTCGTCGGCCGTTGCCGTAGCAATACCGATGTATGTCAAAATTTCTGCAGCCGTGCACCAGTTCGCTGTCTGTGTGTATGCGACTGTGCCGGTAAAGATTTTTACAAACTCGACATCGTCGCCAGTGCACGCAAACAATAACTGGTTAGGTATTGCCTGTGTGATGTCATATTGGAATTCGCCTGTAGTTGAGTCAACGCCGCTGAGCAAAAATGCTGGCATCTCGAGCACAGTGAATGTGCCGTTAAATGGTGCACCAAGTGACCCGACCGTGATTGATTGACCGACAACAATTTCAGTAGGTTCAAGCGTGCTGATGCACGCATAGTTACTGAGTAATTGTTTGCTTGCTGTGTTGTAGGTAGTCATGGCGGTTAAGCCGCCTCTCGACTAGGCCTGTGTGATCTTTTGGATCATGTCTCCGTTGGCCTTGAATGTGCAGAAGTAACCGTATGTGGATACTGCTCGGGTCAAGGTTGCTGGTGCGTCAATGCTCAAGATGCCTTGTTGTGCTTCGTAAATTTCAAAGCCGATGTCTTTCATAATGACCATTGTCTTTGCAGCAAAATTATTGTCAACAACTAATTTGAGTCCTAGTGGCCCGTAGTTGTTGTCAAGGTTTGGCCCAAGTTGTGAGTTGCCTACGCCGATTGCGTTGACACCTTGCAAGCCCGGTCCACCGTAGTTGGCGAACAATGGGCGACCAGTTGTGTCAGCAAGTTTCATAATTAGCACCCATGTTGCAGGGTCAACAAACATGTGAGTAGGCAGCATGTTTGTTGCAGAAAGTGTTACCGCTGCCGCATCGTAAATGCTCTTAAACAAGTCTGCTGCTGTCAAATCCCATTCGCCAGCCGATGTTGCTGCAGTCAACAAGTTGTCTGCTGCTTCGTTGTCGGTTGCGACCATGTACTCGCCAAGCATGTCATTGATAACAATTTGTAGCGCTGCAGGATCAGTGAAGTCAATTGTCTGGTAACTGATGTTCTGTTGCGCACCAAAAGTCTTTTTAGTAACTGTGTTGTTTGCGATCACCATTGTTGTTGCCGACAATGCCGCACCTTCGGTCTGCGCTGCAGCCGATGTGTGTGTTGTGATTGTTGGTCGGTTAAATGTTGACGCTGGTGTTGACGGCATTGCGCGTGCACCAAGTGCAGCGACAACAGGTCGCATGAAATTGATGTCTTGAAATACTGGCCCGAGTTCAACTCGAGTCAGCAAGCCGGGTACAGATGTCAAAAATTCGTCGCCTGCTGCTGCTTCAATTGGTGACTTGTGCCAGTTTCGGTAGTCAACAAAGTTTTGTTGCGCTTTTTTCCAGTTGTCGCCACCTTCGTAATAGGCTGCCATGTATTCCCAACGCGAGATTAGACGCGGCTCACGCTTTGCTTCTGCAAATATTGGCGCGGTCGGTGTAATAACTTCTGGTGTTGGCACTGGTGCTGCTGCTGTTACTTCGCTCATGATTTTCTCCTGTGTAGGTATGACTTCATTTAACTCTATTTGTGGTTCTGTTTGTGGGATACTCGCAGCCACTTGCGTAATTATTGAGCCGGCAAAAGCAGGCTGTGATACAAGCGAAAGCTCTAACCAATCAGCGGCCTCAATAAGCATTACGCCGGCTTCGTCAAACTTAAATTTTGTAGGTGCGACACCGACCGACACTTCACTCAAACTGCCGTCGCCTGCTAAAACGAGTGCCTCATCGCCCAATCGAGTGGCGCTTACTTTGGCCACAAACATCATTGCGTCACCTGTGTCTACACGCTCAGTCACTTGCCCGATGATCTGTGTTGCGTCGTGCTGCATATACAACTTAGGTTTGCGACCTGCAGCTGAAAGCGAGCCTTTAAGAAACTTGACTTGTGTGCCGTCGCTAACTGTTGCAACTTCGTCGTATGTAACTGCTACACCACTGATAGATCGGCGTGGCTGACCGTCAGCCTGCGCCGCATCTACCGTGATCTGTTGTGAGGGGACAAACTGAATCATGATTGTGATACTACATCAGTCGGCATTGCCATATCTGACATTTCCTCTGTGTAACTGCCTTCAAGGTATGCGTCAGAATCAAACTCAACATAAGTGCCGTTAGGTAGCACATTGTTCATGCTGAATGTTGACGCAATGCAGTCGGCGTATGCGCGCACACCAAAATTCCATAGATCGGCGCGCGCTTCACTGCTTGACTGGTATGAGTAACTGCCAACTGAGATGCCTGCAAGGTATGGCGGTATGTTGCACAGTCGAGCCATTTCCATTGCTTGATATTCGCTACTGGAGACAAGCAACATCTTGTCCGGACTCATTAAAGTTTCCTGATAAATGACAAATTCGTTTAGTGCCGCAGTCTGATTTGTTTCACGCGCCAAATTGAAGGCCTGTGCCATGTCGCTTAACTCTTGCGCGCTCATAGGCTCGCCGCCAGTCCGCCTCAAAATACCTGCAGGAATTGATGACGACGCATTGCGATAGCGCGCTGCCTCAAGTTTTAGCGCTGTCGCTACAGCCTGTGTTGACTGATAGACAATGCCTTGTATCGGTGACAAGAATTGTATGACATTTGCTGAGTCAAGTTTTTCGCCAGCAAAATATAATTGATTAGACGGCCCGAAAAAAACGGGACCGGGCTGATCTTGTCGGGTCACATTCGCAAAAGGCAAACGGTCGTAGGAATTTGGATAGCCATCGCTAGTCCTGCTCGTCACAAATAGGTAGGCCGCTCCATAAAAAAATAAATCATCAAATAGCCAACTGAGCAAAAAATTATTTGTAACACTTGGCGAGATGCGACGCAACCACGAACGCGGCGCAATATACACCTTTTCCATTTCGCTGCCATTCCACATTTCGTTATACATTCGCAACTGCATACAGCCAATAACTGACGCACAAAGATCGCGCGCTCGACTAATGGTCGGCACACTAATCGCATTGTTGCGAGACTGGCCCTCGAAATATTGGTAATACTTACCAACAGAATTAGCGCCACCATAACTACCAGACGCAGCAGCCTTACTCACTGGCGCACTATCGGCCTTAAAACTTTTGCCAGAAATAAATTCAATAAGAGTTTTAGCCATGCTGCAAGTATGCCACCACAGTCAACGCGCATGGTGTATAGGTGCTCGCCGCGATGAACCGAGAAAGCGCGACGCGACGAGCCACCCGACAATACATTAGCGGTTAGCCACCACGATCATTGGCTTGCCCGAGCTGGTCGGTCGGCTTGCGAGCGCTGCAGCCCACACCATACATCGCGCCAACTCGATAGGGCCAGGTGATCTTTGACTTGATAACGCAATGCTGTTTTGTGACCGTACCGCGACAGCGCGTTGCACATGTTCTGCCAACATTTCCTCGCCTGTGTGTAACAACAATTTTTCGCCAATCATTGAGCGTATGCGTGGCGTAAATTTTAGGATTTCTCCGTAGCCAACCACGATGCGTTTGCGTTCTAACGCAACAGGCCAGTGCAAATCTATTGTCGGCGTGATTGCAAACCTGACTTGTGCTGTGCCGGCACATAGGCGATCTACTTCTGCCAATAACTGTTCGTAGGTGTCAACGACAAATTCGACTGTGGCAACGGTGCGATGATCTGGCAGTACAACACATCTGACACCAAAATATCTTGAGTCGTCTAACGCGCACTCGATAGCGACTGTGCCGCCGTCTGGTATCGGGTCGGTGTACAGCAACTGTGGCCAGATGCCCGGCTGAATCCATGCCTTGTCGCTGGCGACCCACAAGTTACAACTGGCGCGCAAAAAACTTGCACGGTCTGGGTTCTCTGCCTCTGCCTCAATAGTTTTCATTGTCAAAGTTGTGCCAAGTGCAGGATTAGCCCACGACCACGACGCAGGGTCAAGCGGTGACAACTCTGGTGGTGGTGACCATTCCGCGAAATAGAAACTAGACGACTGACCTGTGTCTATGGCACGAAGCCCTTGTTCTCTCCATTTGAGCATCGCAGTCGAGGCCTCCGTCCCCGCCGTTGACCAGAGCGACAAAAGTGGCGACCGTTTAGCACGCTGCGCCGGCAACAGTCCACCGTCAATAACATCGCGCCCAATATCCCACATCTCATCAGCGACAACAAGATCAGCCGACATACCGTGACCCACAGAATTATTTGCAGCACGCACAAACCATTTAGAGCCGTCC